TGATCTTCCCGCCGTTGTCCAGCTCGGTGAAGCTGTCCCGCCGCAGACGGTCGTAGATGGCCCGCTCTTTGGCCGAGAGGATGATGCTCCGGGTCTGGAACGTCTGCTCCGGCAAGTCCAGGGCTTCCTCTTTGGTCACCCGGTAGGCGATGGAATGCTCTTTGCGGATGAGTTCGTCGAGGTCCTTGTACTGGACGATCTGCTTGCGGTTGAAGCCGCCCATCACGGCGTAGCGGTTGCGGAAGGCGTAGAAGTTGGTACCGAAGATGGTCGGGTCGAGGAAGCGGTACTGACTGAAAATGTCCACCGCCTCGTTCTGCACCGGGGTGCCTGAAAGAATCAGCTTGTACCGGGCCTTGTCGCCCAGTTGGTGCATGGACTTGCTCTGGGCTGCATCGTGGGTCTTGATGCGCTGGCTCTCGTCGGCGATGATCAGGTCGGCATCGTACTCCATCAGCTTCTCAAAGATGCCGTCTCGCCACGTTGACTCGTAGTTGATGACGGCCACCTTGAGGCTCTGGAAGGGAAACGCTTCGAGATCAGCGAGGGACTTGAGACGTTGGGGCTTTGTGCCCAGCAGCGTCTTGACCGTGTACCTGAAGTCGGCGTAGTCTGCAAATTCTTTCGGCCAGACGGCGCAGACGGAGGTGGGGGCTACGATCAGCACTCGCTTGATCTTGCCGAGTTTGTACCCGGCCCCGGTGACTGCGATGGCGGTCAGCGTCTTGCCGCAGCCCATCTCAAAAAGAAAACCGAAACCCTTACCCATCGAATCCACCGCCCTCTATGAGTTTTCTTACACCCCGGAGATCCGCGATGCCGTAGTTCCCATCTATGCAATGGTGGACTGCGTACAGTTCCGGGGAAAGAACCGGGAGCTGCTTTTTCGCCCTGTTGTAAAAAAAGGCAGAATCAAGAAGTTCTTTTCGGACAGCCTCCGGCTTTTTGCAAGTCGGTAGGCCATCGTCGAAAACTGCCCCACAAAGGCGGCACCGATAAACCGGCACAAAAAAGTATTCTTTCACTGGTTTGCCGCCGCCTTTCCTGTCCATGCGCACTCGCTGCACACGAACTTTGCGCTGGGGTAGATCTGCTTGACCAGTTCGGCGTTCCCGGTCTGAAGCCAGCAAGCCTGACCGCATACCGGGCAGGTCGCCGCTTTCCACTCCGGGTTGCAAGGGGTCGGGACGTTCTTGCGCAGGGGCATGGTGGCGAACACCGGGCGGGTGTCCTTGGTTGCTGCGGTCGCCGGGGCGATCTTGAGAAATGTTACCTTTCGTCTCATCTGATTGCACCTCCCAGCAGCCGGGTACCGCACCAGTGGCAGTGCGAGTGGTGCGGGTTCACCCGATGGTTGCAGTCCGGGCAATGCCATACGCCGTCCTTTTTGACCGGCTGCGACGGCACCTCGTACTTGGCGTGGAGGTTGCCCCAGTCCTGCAGGAGTTTCTTGCTCTGTGCGATGTAGCTGATTGCTTCGGCTACCGAGAAGCAGTTTTCCTCGCAGAGCTTCTTGATGATCTCGGTGGCTGCGTTGCAAGCGTCCACGTCGTCCTGCCAGATCTTCTTGTCGGGGTCCTGTTTCTTCCCCTCGCCGGGGACGGGGAGAAAGGATGCGCTGTTGTCCTTGATGCTGTCGATCTGGCAGAGCAGCGAGGACAGGCTCATTTTGTGAATATCGCTCATGTTGTGTTTCCTCCGTTCGGGTCAACCCACCCGAAAACCATTGCAGCCATGTTCGCCCCACGGACTTGATGCCGGAAAAGTTTCATCTTGACAGGGTAGTCCAGAAGCGGCTCCGGGCTGTCGTTCATGCGCTCCTGATCGACGGCGGCTGCCGTGTCGTGGAGGCTCTGGCGCAGGGCTTCAATGTGAGGTGGCAGTTTGACGATGCTGGACAGCTTGTCCAGAAGTTCGATGTCTGCGGTGCCGGAGAGGGTCTGCGTGGTTTTCGACCACTTCATCTTGCCCCAGCTCTTGATCACCGCAAACTGGACGGTGTCGGCCTCTTTGATGAGCAGGGTGTTTTCTATCAGGGCCATTTTCAAGATTTCCTCATCCTCTCTGCAGCCAGCTGCTCACATTGTTTTTCAGCTTCCCGGCACTGTTGGTCGTGTTCAAATAGCAAGTCCGCATATTCGTTTCCGACACGCCGGATTGCCGTTTCGAGCATCTCCGTCACAAGGTCGTGATACTTGCTGTCACCAGCCTTGCGGCTGTTCCGGGCGGTCTCGCGAGCTTCCCACAGGTCAAGCAGTCTGTCTCGTTTGTCGGCGGTGATCTCATCGTAGCCGTAGGCATTCTGGATCTGCTCCACACTTTCCCAGCCCGCCAACTCTGAGAACGGATCGGATTCGGCCTTTGCCATGCTGCGGGCTTTGGTCTTTTTCTTGACGTACCGGGTTAGGCCGTCTTGGATTGCTGCGCGGGCATCGTCCATTGCTTTCCGAACGGCCTTGACCTCGCGCTCTTTTTTGAGCTGGTCCGGCTGATTGGCCCATTCTGCCATCAGCTCAGACTTTGTTTTCGGTTTCACTGTCTGCACCTCCGTTCGCTTTCGCAGGTTTCCTCTTTCTAGGCGGCTTGGGCTTCGGCATCCAACACCGCACGTTTTTGGTTGGAATGGATCTTGCGGTGCTGTACCCGTACTCTAAAATCGTCCAGCATTTATAGGTGGAGTCATAGCATCCGACCACCGCTTCCTCGTGGAAGAGTGATTTTTCTACAAAGAGGACGGGCTTCAGGCTACGAGGCAGTCTCTTTGATGGGTCAACCCATTTGCTTGCAGTCCGCTTCACCTGTCCGCACCTCCGTTCGCTCCCATGTACCGCTTGCGGCCTTTTTCCCGATGCCGGTCCTCATGGTCGCGGTGATAAACACCGACGTGCCCGGTCATGGCTTGGTTGTAGGCGTTCTCGGCTTTCAACTCCTGCTTGTACTTCTGGTACTGCGGGCAGGTATCGTGGCAGATCGTGTGTCGGTTTGGGCAGCCCTTGCAGAAAGACTTAACCATGGATGTGAATCCTCCCATCTTTCCAAGCCCGGTATTTTCCGTAGCTCACGCCCAGCCGCTCCGCTTCCCGGACATCGTTTTGAAGAGAATCCTCCGGGGCGTGTTTCGGCTTGGCCCGTTCTACGACCTCCAGCTTGTTGTTCTGAGCCTTTTTTCGGTCATGCTCAATCTGCCGGATGCGGAGGCAGGAATCGCAGAGTTTCTTGTTGCTGGCGACTCCGACCATCTTCTTTCCGCAGCGGGTGCAGGTCCGTGTCCATTTAAGGCTTTCGGCTTTCGCCACGGTCAACCCCTCCGTTCCTGCTGCGGATACTCAGGGTTTCGGGCGTGGTTCCGGGTGATCTTACCGTAGCCTTTCGGCTTGCTCCACATCTTCCAAAGCTGGCGGCGGGCATCCTCCGAGACGATCCAGCCGGTGCAAGCCAGAAGCCCGATCAGGGCGATGGCGAGGCTAAAATAAAATGGTGCCCTTGCTGCTGCCCTGCCCCAGTCGTAACCGAAGCGCATCAAGATCTGGGTGGTGGTGTCCACTCCGAAGTTGAACGCCTTGCCAAGAACGGCGAGGACTGCTGCGACTGCTGCGGTAATGGCGGCGGTGACTTTTGCGTTTCTCATGTATCCTCCTTTCGGTTCAGGCGATGCCCTTGGCGGCCCGATCCGCTTTCCAGCGTTCGTATTCGGCCCGGATCTCTGGGTTCTGAAACTCTCGCTGGATGGCATCAAAGACCAGCTGGCCGATGTTGGCCCGCTCTGCTTTGGGTATCTTCTTGGTGTCAAGTCGGGGCATCGTGCCGGTGGTCGGCACGGCCTTGAGGTTCTTTGTGCTGGCCATCTGGCATGGCTCCTTTCTTAGGCGGTGCGGGCGATGCCCTTTTCCGCGAGTTCTGCGCCGATCAGCATAGATTCGACCATAAGGGCGAATACCGGGCGGCTCTCGCCCTTGACGCTGATCAGAACATCTGCGAGCTTCTTTGCGTCCTTGATCTGGTCGCTGTCGTAGGTTTTCTTCTCGGTCATCTCTGTCAACCTCCTTTGTTGATTCTGTGATAATTATATATCGCTCTGCGATGAAAGTCAATAGAAAAGCAAAATTTTTTATTGACTAGGTGATATTTTGATGTTATAATGTAGACATGAAAGGAAGTGAACCGGGTTGAACACGAGAATTAAATTCCTGCGCAAAAATTCCGGCTTGACGCAGGAGAAATTTGCAGAGCGGATTGGTCTGAAGCAGAACTCCATCGCCCTGATTGAGAGCGGGAAGCGGAACATTTCAGATCAGGCCATCCTTTCCATTTGTCGGGAGTTCGGCGTTCGGGAAGAGTGGCTGCGAACCGGCAATGGTGAGATGTATGCTCCTGCGCCGACTACTGGGCTGGATCTCTTGGCGCAGGAAAAGGACCTGACGCACGGGGAATACATCCTCATCGAGAAGTTCGTGAACCTGAAACCTGAAACTCGTCAGCAGATTCTGAATTACATTCAGGAGGTTGCAGCGGCTCTTGCCAGCGGGGACGTTCCCGCTGATACACCATCTATTGATAGCGGGAAATCGGTAGAAAGCCTCCATGCTGAACTGGATCGTCAGCTTGGCATTGAAAAAAAAGAAGCGGCGGGCGAGTCCGAAGCCTCTTGATCTGGAAGCTGCTGCACAAAAAGAAAATATGGAACGGCTGAGGGTCTCCCCCTGTGAAGCCAAAAAAGAAAGAGGGAGAGCCGTCCGTGTGGGCAGCTCTCCCTTTTTATAGTGTATATCGTGAGGTGTGCTATGGGGTTTAGGTACAGAAAATCTGTCAATGTCGGGCCGTTTCGCTTTACCGCCAGCAAGTCTGGAATTTCTACCAGCTTCGGCGGCAAGGGAGCGCGGATCACAAAAATGGCGAACGGAAGAACACGGACCACGTTCTCTGTTCCGGGCACGGGTATCTCTTATGTGAGCGAATCTGGGGCGAAGAAGCGGCGGGCGGCTCCTGTTCAGAAGCCGCAGCGCATTGAAGG